TTGGACTTGTTAATGTTTTGTTTGTTAAAGTTTGAGTTGCTGAATCTAGCAAAATAGTGCCGTTAGCATTCGGAATGTATACAATCCTATCAACAGTGGGATCTATAGCTAATAATGTTGTTTCAAATGAATCAGCCGTCGATCCTTCAAAAATAATTGAATTCGATGTAAGGGTGTTACTATCACCCCCAAACTTTTGATAGAGTTCTACAAAATTAGCGTTAATTTTTACTCCAGCGTCTCTAAGATTGTCGCCAGTCCCATCGTTTGCTGTTGTACCAGTGCTAATTGATTGTCTTGTCATGGTTTATCCATTAAGTTAATTGTAATTATTTATACAGATTTTAAGCTGAATCTGAATCATACCAACGGTATTTAACTTGGTCGAATGTTTCAATCGTGTTAGACATATCCATTGATCTTCCACCAGCGTCACTATCTTCATCGAAGCTAGGTGAATTAATTGATACAAGATCTGTAATGCTTTGATACATTGCATCAAGTTGAGCAATAGTAATTGAGCTGTATGGTTGTAGATCGTTGTATGGATTAGTACGTATGAACACTCCAGCAGAATCGCTTGCAATAAGATTTGTAAGATCAATCGATCCATCAAATGAATTTGTCGCTTCACCGCTAACTACAACATCGACAGCTCCTGTAGTTACTTCAGGCATTATATTTGCAAGTGTGTTTAAGTTATCTGCAATGCCAGTAAAAACAACTTCTGAACCTAAATAAAAACCAGCTGGATGAACAAACTCTTTGTAGAGATCTTTCCAAACAACACTTGGAATTTCAGATTTAACTAATATAGAGTAGATTTGATATAATGCACCATCTTGAATAAACTTTAGTGATTCACTGCCAATTATAGATTCGCCAACTATAAACAGATTTCTCTTTGGATATTCAAGTTCAGCGTCAATACCATAAAAAGCTTTGAAGAACGCTTCAGATGAATACAAAGAACCTTTTACTCTGTAGAAGATTGCTAATAATCTGGATGCATATCTTGGGTCTACAAAGTAGTTACTGTTTGCAATACCTAAACCAATTTCTTTGAAAATCCTGTCTAAGCTTTCACCAGAATTAGAATGAACATCTCTTACGGTAAATAGGTCTTTTATTTGGGTGTCAAAGTTGTATGTTTGATCAGAATCCAAATATTCATAATATTTCTCTAGAAACGTAACAAATTGAGGATATTGTGAAATAAAATACTCAGGTAAAATATCTTTTACCTTGTTGGTTTTAAAGTCAACATATCTACGATTAATAGTTTCTACTGTGTTTACCATTAGAGACTTACTCTATTGTTTTCATAATCAAGAGAACCAACAGCAAACGAACTGCCAAGATCGAGTTCTAACACATAGTTTTTAGAAGCTCGCACGGTTGCTGGGTTAGACGGAATTGCACTAATTTTTAATTCAGGATTTGCTGTATATCCCACAACAGAACTGATGGTTAATCCTGTGAGTGTTATTACTCCTGTAGTCGTATTGTATGATCCAACGTTATCAACCAACACGATGCCTGATGGATCTACAACTTGAAGAACATTGCTTGATAATGCGTTTTTAATCGAAGCTGTTTGAGAATTGTAAATAAACGTATTTGATGTTATTGTGTTGGTTGTGCTATTTGGGCTTGCAAGACCTGCTGGAAAATTAATAGTATAACTTGTTGATGCGTTTAGTGTTGGTGTTATTCGTCTTTGCAAAATAACATCCATTCGCGAATCTAGAATAGCTTCTGACAAATCATCAACTTCTGCCAACAGATTAGAACGTCTAAATGTGCCTGCAAATTGTCCTAAATTAGTATCAAAATAAGATTCTATTGTATCAATAACTTGACTTTCAGCAATACCGACAGATATTATAGATCTATTTGGATTATAGTTAAAATAAGTTTGGCATCCAATATATGTAACGATTGGATCAACAAACTCTGTATCAATCGACATGATTGATAGGTTATCGGTAACATCATTAACGATGCTGTCTTTTATTGCTTGTTTTGCATTCGCATCAACATTATCAGCAAATATTAAACTAACAAGAACCTTACCATATATTGGAGGAATGTTATCTTCACCGCCCCAAGCTACAGCATCCGTAACTGCACCATAGTTTGCAAGAATAACACCTTTATAATCTAATGCAGTAACGAGTCTCTGTTGCGCTGCGAATGCAATAGGCGCATTTCGTCTGATAGATGAAATTGTTTCTTTATCACTACCGCCTGCAGATGCAGAAGCTACTGTTGTTGTAAGGTTGTATGATGCGTTATCCATCGATACGGTAGTCGTTGCAGTAAAACGGTTGGATCTGTTTGCAACTGAACCATTGGTGCTAAGATATGTAACAACAATTTTATTACCAGCTGTAGGAGCTTGACCCGTTGTTAGACCATCACTAAAATGAATCTCCCAATAACCATTTGGGGCTTCGTGAGCATCGTAGTATCTTGAGTTAGCATCAATTGTTACAGCAGTTCTAAGTGATGTATAACTGGAATATGAACTTCCACTTGCTGTGTCATATACTTTAATATCAAGAGTTGCTGTATCTAAGTTCTCATCAGGAATAACATAAATTTGCTCTTCGGTCGTTTCACCAACTAAGAATGTCTTTGTTGATTGTCTACCTTCATATACTGGAATACTAGCTGAACCAGTGGACGTTGCAAACACATAATTACCACTACCATCATCACTAGCTGTGTAAGGTATAATTGTTTGGAAGTTATATGAAACTCCATCAACGGATGATGTGAATTTTGTATACGCTGGAAGAACCACAGTAGCACTACGACCATTGAGAGTATTGACCAATCTCAAATTAAGATATGCAACTGCTGCTGTTTTTGAACGCGGCGTATATCCGAGTGATTCAGAATGTGAAACAACTGACGAACGCAATGCTGCTGTTGTAAGAAATGATTCATTCAGAGCAAAGTTTGCAATTAAACCATTCATATGAGTGTTATAGGCTAACACATCCAATATGTTTGATAGACCAGAGGCCTCAAAGTTATAATCACTGAACTCAGACTGTTGAGCAAAGTATGTTTTTAAGCTATTCTTGATTGCATCAAAATCTAGCTGAGTCGACTGAATAGTTGTCATCTTATCTTAACCTTGATATTGTAGTTTCAAAAGATACTAGTTCTTCTGTGTTGACAATTAAAAATTCAACATACACCGAAACGCTATTGTAATCTGGCAATGCTTTCACCTTAATATTTCTAATTGAAGCTCTTGGTTCATAATTTTCAACAGCTGTGCGAATAGCCAAATCAATACTTGATTCAATTCCATCATCAGCTAGATCAAATAATAATGATTGAAGATCTGCTCCATAAAAAGGAATGAATGGTTTCTCACCAAAGTTTGTCATAAGAAGATTTTTAACAGCTTGTTTGACTGCAGCCGCGTCTTCTTTTTTGTAAACATCAGCAGTCGTTGGGTTTGCACCATCTGTCGGCCTGTGATCAAATGATAGATCGATATCTTTGTACAGACGGTTGCGCGTAGTTATAAGACTACGCGTCTGTAGATTACCGTCTTCAATTGAAAAAGCTTTGGCCAATTAACAACTCTTCTGTTTATCTTTATTTATACTAGTTATGCATAGATAAATGAAACGTCAAATCCCTCATTCCACGATGCGGCTTTACCGGGTTTGCTTTGTCTCCAAGGGGACTCGTCGTAGTGAATAAATCTTGGATAACCACCTATTCCAGGTCTAACTCCTCGCACATTTGCGTTATTAACTAAAGCGTTAATTACCCCGCGATACAACGCCAAGACGCCCTCTGATCCTTGGCGATCACGGTCTTGACTATTTGGTCGGATTTCTTGACCGTTAAATGTTAGATACCAATCCATCGCATCCCCAAGAGGATGATTAATTGTTCCAGAAGCTCTAGATGTTTTACCACCCTGAGGTGTGATTATAGCTTGATATCCTGAACCAAGAGATCTAACAGC